AATGGTCGCAATCAGCAACGAAGAAGGCATCGAGCCTGGCGGCGACCTTGACGAAATTGAAGAAACCGTCGAGGATGACACCGAAGCCAGCAATGTTGTGCGCCTGTCATCGCCGGTGCGCATCATCAGCTTCTCGGGCAGCCAAGTCACCCTTGACGCAGCCGGTGACACCCCAAGCCGCACCATCAGCGGCATTGCGGTGCCGTACAACGTGACCGCCACTGTTTCCGATGGCACGCAAGTCATGTTTCGCCCTGGCGCCCTGCCCGTCGATGGCAAAGCCCCCAAACTGTTCATGTACCACGACGCCAGCCAGCCCGTCGGCCTTGTCACAGGCCGCGTCGACACCGACGAGGGCATGTTGTTCACCGCCAAGGTCAGCAAAACCGCCGCGGGCGACGACGCGCTCGAACTAGCCAAAGATGGCGTGATCGACAGCGTGTCCGTTGGCGTCAACCCCACCGAATACGACATGGATGGCGACATCATGGTCGTCACGGCGGCCGACTGGATGGAATTGTCATTAGTACCCATCCCCGCCTTTGCCGGTGCTACTATCACTGATGTCGCGGCCTCGGCCGCAACAATTCCCGACGCAGTTTCATCCACTACAAACCCAAAGGAAACAGCAGTCGTGGAAACAGAAAAGTCCGTCGAAATCGAAGCGGCAACACCAACCGCACCAATCCCCGCACAGCCAAAGCGTAACTTTGGCATGCCAACCGCTGGCGAGTATCTCGCCGCGTTTCACGTTGGCGGCGACACCTATCGCAAGGTCAACGATGCGTTCATTGAAGCAGCGAAGTCACGCCAAACCGCGTTGCAGGCCGCAGCTGGTGACACGCTGACCACTGACACACCGGGTCTTTTGCCGGTGCCGGTTCTTGGCCCCGTGTTTGACGATCTCAACTACATTCGCCCCGTAGTTGCAGCCGTCGGCGCTCGAGCAATGCCAGACGGCGGCAGCCAAAAGACCTTTATCCGCCCAACGTGGACAACTCACCCGTCAGTTGCTGCGCAGACACCAGAACTGAACCCTGTGTCGGCCACCACGCCAGTCATCGCGTCAAACGTCGTCACCAAGACCACGCTTGCCGGACAAGTCACCTTGTCGGTGCAGGACATTGACTTCACTAGCCCTGGTGCAATGGACATCATCCTGCGCGACCTCGTCGGTCAGTACATGCTTGCCTCGGACAACGTGGCAGCAGATGCCATTGCCAACGGCGCGTCAGCATCCGGTTCGACCTGGACCGTCACAGCAAACGACCCGTCATCGCTTATCAGCGCGTTGTACGACGCAGCCACCGACATCCTCACCGCCACAAACTTTTTGCCCGATCACCTGTTTGTGTCTCCCGATGTGTGGCGCAAACTCGGTTCACAGCTCGACGCAGACAAGCGCCCAATCTTCCCGTACGCAGGTGCGGCAGGACTCATGGGTGTCAACGGCATCGGCCAGGCGAACATCACCGTGGCAAACACGTTCAACCCATTCGGTCTCAACCTTGTCGCTGACCGCAACTTTGCCGATGGCACGTTGTTCGTCGCTCGAGGCACAGCCATCGAGTTTTACGAGCAAGTCAAAGGCATCATGTCGGTCGAAGTGCCGTCAACCCTTGGTCGCACGTTCAGCTACTACGGCTACGTTGCAACATTCATCGCCGACAGCGATCAGGTCAAGTACATCGTCGTCAGCGGCTGACCCAAATAGCAAGGTTGGGTCATGTCGGAGATTGCGTACGTCGTTAGGGCCATGCGCCTTGACGACTACGCAGTCGTTCAACTACTCACCAACATCGACGCAGCAGTCGAGCAAGAAGTCGAGATTGCTGGCGTTGGTAACGGTTTCAATGACAGCGGCACCATTGTTGTCGCGTTCCCGCAATACCAATTCACAGGTGTTGACGACGACGGATCGTGGATGTTTGACACCACAACACCCGTGGCCAATCAGGTCATGTATCAGAACCCTGGTACAGACGTCACCTATTACGCTGTTGACCCGTACGGCACCCTTGAATGGAACCCTGTTTGCACCTGGATTACCGGCACAGACATCAGCAACTACCTGCAAATCCCGTTAACCAGCAGCGGCGCGGCCACACTGTTGACACAGTGCGCATCGGCGGCCAACAATTTTGCATACAGGCGCCGCCTCGAGGCTGGTTACTTGACCGATGAGCTGACCGTGGTGCCTGGCGGCGACGTGAAACTAGGCACTATCATGGTCGGTGCCGCGTATTTCCGTCAGCAAGGCTCATTTACCAGCCTTGCGTCATTTGACGGCATGGGCGCCCCACCTAGCACCGGCCTAAGCCCCATGGTCATGCAACTGTTAGGTATCAACCGCCCACAGGTCGCCTAATGGCCTACACCGACCTGTTCAATGAGGCCATCGACGACCTGCGCACCACCCTGGCAACAATCAGCGGCCTGCCAGTAGCCATCGACCCGCGCCACATCACCACCAGCTGCGTATTCATTGACGCACCCACATTTGAGTCGTGGAACTACAACATTGTGCGCCTCGATTTCCCCGTCAAAGTGATTGGCAGCGGCCCTGGCAACCTTGACGCCTTGCGCGACATCCTTGGCATCGTCGCCAAAGTGCTAGCCAAAAATGTCGCAGTGAAATCAGGCCAGCCAACCGTGGTGTCCATTGGCGGCCAGGACTACCCCGCCTATGACATACTTATCAGCATGCAGGCACAAACAGCATGAAGTACCGCGTCGTATCCCCACGCGTCGGCACACCAGGCGAAATGTACGAACCCGGAGTATGGGTCAACCTCGGTGCGCTACTTGACGGCGGTTTCATTGAACCAGTCGACAAGAAACCCGCACCCGACAAGCCTGCAAAGGCTAAAGTATCCAAGAAAGCGGCACCCGACGCCACCAGCGCACAGGAGTAGCCCATGGCAACCAGCACCTACCTCGCCAATCCAGTTGTGACCGTTAACAGCGTTGATCTATCTGACCAATGCACCGCGGCCACATTTACGCAGCGTTACGACCAGCTCGAAGCCACCGCATTTGGCGACACAGCCCGCAAATACGTTGCAGGCCTTGGCAACCACGAAATCACGCTGTCGTTCTACATGAGCTACGCCACCAGCGAAACATTTGCGACGCTGGAAAACATTGTCGGTGGCACCGTGACCGTGATTGTCAAGCCAGCCGTCGGCGCAGACAGCGCAACCAATCCAGGATTCACTCTGACGGGGGCGCTGCTTCCTGAACTGCCTGTCATTAACGCAACCATGGGCGAGCTTTCAACAATCGACGTCACCTTCGTAGGGGGCGTTTACAGCAAAGACGTAACCCCGTAAGGACAGGAGTCCCGACATGCAAATAACCATCCGCATCGACCTAGGTACAGACACGCACCAGGTCAGCACAAACTTGTGGGTCATTACTCAATGGGAACGCAAATTTAGGCGTAAAGCCAGCGACCTAGCCCAAGGCATCGGCGTTGAGGACTTGGCGTACTTGGCGTATGAGGCCTGCAAGGTTCACGGCATCACGGTGCCTGCCGCGTTCGACGACTTCATCAAGAAACTGCACAATATCGAAGTAGTCGATCAAGAGCCTGAAAACCCTACCGAAGCGGCACCTACCGGCGACAACTAGCAGAACTGTTAGTAACAACCGGCTGGTGGCCGCCTGAAGTAGAATTCACGACAGCAGACCTGGCCACCGTGGCCACCGTCATGAAAGAGCAACGGCGGCGCTTATGACAGCCACAGTCAAAACCGAGGTCGTGGGCGCCAAAGAAGCCGTCAAAGGCTTGCGTAAGATTGACCCCGAGCTGCGCAAGCAATTTAACCGTGACGTCAAAACCATTGCCGCGCCGGTCGTCGACGCTGCTCGAGGCGCCTACCCTGACATGCCGTTGTCGGGCATGTCGCGCATTTGGTCAGCCGGTACCCGCCAAATCTTGCCCTGGTCAGCATCCAAAGCCCGATCAGGTGTGCAGGTCAAAATCGACACCAGCAAACGCGCCGTATCAGTTATTCGCATCCAACAAAAAGACGCGGCGGCCAGCATCTTTGAGTTAGCAGGCAAAAAAGGCACAAACCCCAAAGGCCGCGCCTTTATCAACAATCTCGAGGCGCGGTTTGGTCGCGCGCAACGTGTGTTGTGGCCTACCTATGAACGCAACAGCGCCGAAGTGACTAGCCGTATGCGCGACACTGTGCTGGCTGCTTCACGGCAAGTAGAACAGGAACTTGGCTAATGGCTATCTCAATTCCCATCATTAGCGAATTTGACGGCAAAGGCGTACAAAAAGCCGTTCAACAGTTCAAGGATTTGGAAACCGCGGGCGAGAAAGCCCAATTCGCCATCAAAAAAGCCGCGGTGCCAGCAGCTGCCGCGTTTGCTGGTTTGGCCGCGGCGGTCGGTGTGTCGGTCAATGCCGCTATTGACGACGCAGCAGCCCAGGCCAAATTGGCGCGACAACTCGAAAACAGCACAGGCGCTGGTCAAGCCCAAATCAAACAGGTTGAAGAACTTATTGGCAAAATGTCAATACAGGCCGCGGTCGCCGACGATGAGTTACGCCCTGCGTATGCCAACCTGGCGCGTAACACCCGCGACCTAGATCGAGCGAACAAATTGCTAGCCGTTGCTATGGACATTTCGGCGGCCACAGGCAAAGACCTGGAAAGCGTCACCGTTGCCTTGGGCAAAGCCGAAAACGGGCAATACACCGCGCTCAAAAAACTCGGCATACCCATGGGTGAAAACGCCGAACAGTTAAACGAACTGGCAAAAGAAAACAAAAAACTGCTTAAAGCCCAAAACGAGTTAATGCGGGCGCAAGAAGCCATGACCGATGGCATCACCCCACAAAAAGAAGCATTAGCCGATTTGGCAAAAGCCCAAGAAAAAGTCGCCAAAGCCCAAGGCATAGTCAACGAACTAAACGTCGCTGGCCTTGACTACGCCATCGACCTCGAAGAAGCGTTTGGTGGCATGGCCAAAACCGCGGCCGACACGGCCGAGGGCGGCATGAAACGTCTGTCAATTAGCCTCGGCGAAGCCCAAGAAAGCCTAGGCGCCGCGTTTCTGCCGGTTGTGCAAGCCGCGTTGCCATACCTGCAAAAGTTCGCCGAGTGGGCAATGGCTAACCCTGACATACTCAAAAAGGTTGTTATTGCTGTCGGCGCATTGACCGCTGGCATTGTTGCGCTGAATTTTGCCATGACCGCCAACCCCGTCACCCTCATTGCCATCGGCATTGCAGCGCTAGGCGCAGCCCTTGTCGTGGCGTACAACAAATTTGACGGTTTCCGAAAAGTGGTTGACG